TGTGAGTATCTGAACCACCATAACCAATAAAGTCGCCTTGATAGATACCATCATTCTGTGGTAGTCTGTCTAGACATATATGTAGAATCGAAGCAACTCTAGGTATATGTCCATGATTTGATTCAATATCTGTATGAGTATAGTTTATCTTGATTCTTCTCTTATTGAATACTGATTTAGTTCCTACAAAGAATTTACCATTCTCAGGGTTAGTTCCATATACTATGGCAGGGGCACCATCATACTTTACTGATACCTGACTCTGTTTAGTATCTAAGAAGTTGATAGCATTGATCGCACCATGCTTGCCCTCAAGTATATGATCTTCAATATGTTCTAAGTGTTTGTTCTTCATACTATCATTATAACACATGGCACTAGGTTTTCAACCATATATGTGCCAGTTTGTAAAGTGGTTGGGCGGTAGTTGAGTACGCAACTGTTTGAACTACCATTAAGTATGTTGATCTAGAATTAACTCTCATACACCCAAGAGAGTGTCAGGGAGCGGGGCGAACTTATCTGAGTTTCACTCAGGCGCCCAAATTTACCTACTAGGAATCGCTTACACCTGTACCCCTACTAACTACTGATCTAGCAGTGCTGACGCTCGACTTTCGGGTAGTAGAACCGCATATCCCTGACATTCATATAATAATCCATTGACATATAATTACAACCACCTGTGTGCCAGTTTATTAAATGTCACAATCAGGGTTGACAAACTCTCTCTTTCTCTTTACTTTTGTTGTATTAATATCAATTAAATCTTCTAACTCTTCAATAGAATTGGCGAGGTTGTCATCATTTTTCTCTTCAGAATAGAAAAATAATGCTTCACTTAACAAGTTGAATTGTTTATCGGTTAATGTTACATTGATTTTATACATATTACCTCATAGGTATGTTAAAAGACATGATAGTTCTTGGTGTCTCAGTTTGCGACACTGGCGACTCGTGCAATAATACAGAGGGAAATGTAATAATATCCCCTTCAAATACAGGCGGAGCAACTTTATCTATAGTTCCATAATAGGGATTTGGGTGTGGACTATAGAATGTTGTAGGAAAATGTAATTTATCATCAAATTCCACATACAACACACATGATATATTCATTAGACCATGATTATGAGCACCATGATATTGTCCTTTAGTGTATCTCTGTGACCATAGTTGCCACTTATCAACACTCTCAACAGGGCAATCTCCTCTGTATCTATCTGTCAATATCTCTGTGTATTCTTCAACTAACTTATCCAAATCAGTTTTCAATATGTCAACGAACTGATTAAGATATGGTGCTGAAGTCTGATACTTGTAATAATCTGTCTCACACTCTATGATAGAAAATGGTTGCCCATCAAAATTAGTATCAGTATCACTAAAATCTATTAGTTTTAACAGTTTACTCTTTTTGTTCTGCCAATCACTAACTGTAAATTTAATGATAGGAAACCCAAATAGATTCATAGATTGAGAGTTCATTTCCTTTTCCTAAATGGATTCCAATTTCTTCTAGGTTTCATGCCCTTATCCTTTTTCAACTGTGCTTTTAACTTCTTCAGATATTTTAAGTGATTCGGATAGATTAACTTCTCAACATCTTTTTTAGTCTGGCGCTCTTCTTTGCTCACTTATCTGTCCATCTACTTTTATTTTGAAAATCATCATCTATGTCAATATCATTTATATCTGTGAAGTATATGCCTTTCAAATCCTTCTCTGACCACTCGGTTAGATCATCAAGGAATAAATCTCCATCATCAAAATCTTCCGCCTCAACCATCATTTCCAGCACTAGAGATTCAGCATCTTCTAGTCTCATTTCATCAACAAGTTTCTCCATTTGAGAGGCATACTGCTCGTCCATCAACTGAAGGCATTGTTCTCTGATTCTGTCAATTTGCATTGGTGTTACCTATGTAGTTTGATTATACCATAAAATGAGTTTATTGTCTATTTTCTGTTAGATAGAGATACCTGTGCCTGTCCTTTGTTGAATATGGTATCAACAACTGATTGAAGGCGCTTTTCTGTACCAATACCAACATTGTTGTAAACTGGTACAAACATCTTACCAAATGGTTTGATGTATCCAGTACCCTTGATACAGGGTTTCAAGGCACCTGTACTAATCTTCTGTGCATCTTCTTTATGTAGTCTGATGACTCTACCAATAGTTTGTGCCATAGTGATAAGATCAAGATTTCTCAATAGAATACAGGCATTTAGACCTGACACATTCATACCCTCTGATAGTATAGAGTGATGAAATAGTAGAAACTTCTTAGTATCATCTTTGCCCCACTTGTTCATTAGATTGAAAAATGTCTTACGAGTGACTTTCTTACCATTGATGATAGCACCATACTTTGATGTAATCCACATGACATTGTACTTACGAGCATGACACTCAACTTGGAAGTCTGTCCTAGTAATCAATTTGTGGATATTGGTAGTAGATTTGGCAGTGACTAATACTTTGTCCATGCTCTCCTCATTGTCAAGAGCATCAAGTATCATTTCCTTGTCAATCTCCTCTACACTCTCATAGAAACCAGTATTGTAATTTCTAGTCTTGACCTGTGGAGGCACTATATAACCTTTCTTGATTAACTCTGGAGCAGGGATTTCTGCAATCACTTTTCCATACACCTTAGCATTGTTCATACCACGCTCCTGTGATGTATGATGTTTAGGTGTAGCAGTGAAGTAGAACTTACGTCTAGTGATGTTAGACCTGTCCTTGACACTCTCAAAGAAGTTCTTTTGAACTGAATTGTGTGCCTCGTCATAATATACTGTATCCGCTTCAACATCTTGTTTGATTCTGTGAAGTGAATGATATGTTGTAAAAATCAACTGATTCTTTGTACTAGCATGATGCCACTCTTGTATCTCTTTTGGATTGGTGGTAGTCTTGTAGTTAGTCTCTCCACTATGTACATGAAGCACCTCGACATTATCAATCTGCTCGAGGAACTCTTCACATAACTGTTGAGCAAGTAAGATTCTAGGGGCAACAACAATAATAGTCTGTGGTATAGGCATACTGAATCGCCACTTAGCGTCCACAATCATACACATTGTCTTACCGCCACCAGTAGGTACTAGAACCTGACCACACTTCTGTTGCATGAGATTTGTTATCTCTGTCTGATGATCTCTAAGTTTCATTGTGTATTGTCTCAATAATCATATTATAGAATAAAAAAAAGACCCTTGCAAGGGTCTTGTGACAGTTTTAGAACTGTGCCAATAGTTTTTGAGTTTCTGGGTCAAATTCCTCTCTGACTCCATTAATGTCCATCAACCAATCATCTTGCTCTTGTCCATCAAATTCGTCAAATTCCAATTCAAAATCCATAATCTTTTTTTGTTTGTTTACTTTCATATAATAGTATAATGTAAAATTGTTTGCAACTGTATGTGTGCCAGTTATCCAACTGGAGGTGCATTTGGTATCTCAGCAGGTTTTGCGTCCATGTCAAATTTGCTTGAGGCAACCTCATACTCCTTATTACCTTTCAAAGAATTGACCTCTACAATAAGTGCCTTAAGATCATCTTGCTGTTTGAGTAAGGCAGCATGAACCATTGACTCTAATGAAGTCAATCTCTCATCAAGATTACCTATGGTTCTCATCGCCGCATTTAGTTGTTTCTTTAGTCGATCAACTTGCTGTAACTTGACTTTAGTTAGTGTCTCTGTGTCTGATGTAAGTGAATCGTAACCCATAATTTATTCTTTTTAGTTATTTAGAGGTGTAATGATTATCTGATGTAGAGATAACCGCCCGCCCAATCGCAATTAGCATACATATACTCACGTTGGTTTTGATCTCTCATGTCAAATCTAACGTGTTTAGCAGGCGCTTTCCATGAAGCAGGTTTGTAAACTTCTCCTGTATCCTTTCTAACAAAAGCGTGAACCCCTGCACTCTCATACTTACCATTGCGATAATCATTCTGAATGATCTTAAAGTATGTTTTACCTGATGTGATAGTGAATTTGATACACTCTTCATCATTCTCAATTTTTCTCGCCCTCTCCTGTAGATACTTGTCATTGCCATTCTGACTATCCATGACATATCTCAACGAATAGTTCCTGTACTGTGCCTCTAGGCATCTACATAGTTCCTGTGTCCATTTAAGAATCTCTGTCTTTTGAATTGAGTTTGCCAATGTCATAATAATAATTGTTGTTTGTTGTAAAAAGGGAAAGGGAAGGTAACAAACACAAAACCTTCCCTCTCATATTCTTATATTACTCCATTGTGGGAATAATGCAACCAGCAGTGTGACACTACCTCAACTGTCCACTCTTAGTCCTCATTGTATGATAGTATGCAGTTTTACGTCTAGTCAACTTATGGATATAGTATCCAATAAGAGCAAAGACTCCAACTGTTGCATACTGTTGCATTGTTTTGCTCATTTGATTCAAAGCAATATCCATGCCAGTACCATACTCACTATTTCTCATGGCAATAATATAATTGGGTGCGAGAAACAAAAATGATAAACTAAGATCATTTTGTTTCCCTGTCCATATTATAATATATCAATTATTGTTTGTCAAGTTTTCTTTTGTATCAAATGCCTTCATTCTCTCCTGTGGGGATAGATTGGTACATCGCCAACCATAGTCTCCATTGGTTACGATTGTAGGCATCATATTCATTGATAGTGTGATTCTATTAGAACCCTCGTTGTTGTTATATCCATGTATGATCTGAGCAGGGAAAATCATCAATTCACCCTCATTCACCTGTATTTGATTGTCCTGATTGTAGTCAGTAAACTTATTCCTCATTAATCCCAGAGCAGGCATCACAGGAAAATATAAACTCTCCTCTCTAGTGAAGTGTGTATTGACATGATCCTTTTCTGGATCAAAGTTTACATAGTATATACAGGATAGATAAGAATTACTATGGAAATGTGGGTGCTGATACCCGCCTTTGTCACTTATATTAAACCAACTGTCAGTTACTTGTACTGTCTCCTGTATGTAATCGCCTTTGATCTCCTTAGCATAGTGTTCTGCTTGTTGTTCACACCAATTTCTAAATCTACCATACTTTATGTCATCATGTATAACTGAGTAGTGACCAACGTGTTTTAATTCTTTTGAATTAGTATTATATGATAACTGATTTATCTTTTGTTCTTCTATCTCCGCTAGTATAGTTTCCTTTACCTTGTCGTGGAAAGGGCAAGGTATAATGGCAACGGGCGTTGGTAGTATGTTTACGACTTCCATATTATAATAGAGGATAATCCCATAGTTTACCAGACCTAGATGTAGTCATGGCAGTGTGTCTCTCATCTTTTGTTAGTGGTTCAATCCTAACCTCATTGATATATCTAGGCATCAAATTACTTGATACTGTTATTCTATTATTACCATAGTTAGTTGTATAACCATGGCAAGTGTTAGCAGGCCACAGTAACAATGAACCCTCAACTCCTATAACTTCATTGATATGATTATACTTTGTTTCTTTTTGGTTTGTCAACATATATGCAAAGTAATTTGGATAATTCATACTGTTGTTAGGACGATAAAAATATGTTGGAGCGTGGACTTCATCATCAAAGTTGACATAATATAAGGCACATATAACGGCATTAATATGATAATGAGCACTCTGACGACCACCACTATCACATACATTTAACCAACTGTCTGTCAATATGAAATCAGATGTATCATAGTTAAGTATGTCTCTAGCATATATCTCTGCCTGTATCTGTATCCACTCTCTAAACTCTTTATATTTGTCATCAGATAGAGGCGAGTAGTAATCAAAATGTTCTAATCCTTTTGCGTATGCGTCAACTTTCTTATGTTCATAATCAATGCCATGATTATTGATCTCCTCAATCATTAATGACTTTACCTTTTGATGCTCAGGATATAATACTGCACCTAATTTCAATGGCAATGTATCAACCACTCTCATTTCTTCGCACCCAAAGGTCCCCAAACTGATTCTAAAAATTCATCAGGTAACATTTCTCTCGGGCAGGCACTTGTATTAAAACTCATAGTAATTCTATCCCCATCAGTATTATTAACTCTGCTTCCATGTTCTAACCACGAAGGAAATAGGTATAGATGATTCTCTTTAATTGGAATGTCAATCTCATATACTCCATAAGGTGTGGGTTGTATATTATGAATACACATCATATATGGTTTAAGTGGCGATACCACATAAAACTGTCCATGATCTCCCTCTGGTAATTGAAGGTAAAAGGCACCACTAATCACGCTAGACTCATGGCGATGTCTGTCTGTGTATCCACCTTTGGGCAGTATATTATACCATGAACCACTGATGATTGCAGGGTAGTTTCCTATTTTATGATTATAGTCTGTTAAACACTCATGTAAAACGTCCATTATTGGTCTGCAATTCTCGTCATCTAGTGGGTCCCAACCACCATGAGAACTCACACCATTGACGGCAAGTGAATGTTCATTATTTTTGCCATTCTCTTTGATATGTTTTTTCAGATAATCTAGACCAGGCGCACCTGATAGATCATACTCTTCTAATAGTGTAGGAAATAAATCCATCTAATTCCACTTACAATAGTCTATGTTGAGAACAACTCTTAAATCTTTGTCGGTACATGATGTGCCTGCATGAATCAAATCTCCCTCAAACATCACTGCCCTGTTTTCTTTTGATTCTATCTTTTGTCCGTCCTCAAAATATGTATATCCATTGTTATCATTGAAATATATCAGACATATATGATAGTTTGGTATGTCAGTAAAGTTTCCTTTTTCATCTTTGGGACCTGAAACATCAACGTGTAAAAGTTTCTCTTTTATATTTGTTGTTCGAGGTGTAGCATTAAACTTAACTCTGTGTATAGCAAATGGTTTAAGTGATGCAAATACTGGTTTAATCATACCATAAACCTCTGATACTGGTTCAGAGTCTATGTAACAACCATGAGTAAATTGTGGGCAACCATCGCCGTCTGCCACAGAGGTAGGAGAATAGTACCAAGGCATACCCCCACCAAAGACAAACTCTTTGATGGGGTCAAAAACCTCAGTAGGTAGGAAGTTATCGTAAACTTCTATCATACTGTAATAGAGTCAACCATTTTCTTGCCTTTACTCCTGTTTGTTGATGTGAATATCAACTGACAGTTTTCGTAAACAGTAGGACTCCCTTCTCTACCTTCACTCAACCAAACCTCAAAAGGTATAATGTGGTCTAGTTCAGTTAATGATGGGTCTAGTGCCTCCTCTAGAGACATTTCAACTTGATCTCCATTTTGATCTCTAGTAAGAGCACACTTGCCTTCTTGATCTTCCCATAGAGATTGCCTGTAAGTGTAATCAAACACCCTACTATACTCACTAGATTTCTTGATGATACCCTTATCTTGAAGCATAGGCACAATTACATCAGTAATCATTTTGAATCTGTGATTCAACTTGTAAAGGGTATTAGCACCAAACAATCCCATGTAATCAGAGAAGTTTGACTTCTTACTTGTACCAGTGGTGTTGTAAACGTTAGTGAATGCTTTGCCCTCTTGAATTGGATATGGTTTTCCAAAAGCATCATGTGTCTTATCATTACTCTTATCAACATACCATGTCATAACAGTATTGAATAAGTTGCCATATTGTTGCTTTGGAATCTTAAGATCAAGAACCTTCTCAACGTAAACAAATAGATACCAAAAGTCTACCCAAATATTTCTCTGATTCCACTCATAATTGTTCTTGAGATTAGTTTCTCCCTTGATATACTTGTCAACAAAGACAGTAAATCTATTGAACTGAGTATTAAATTCCTTCATACTTTCTGTGACCTTACTGTTAGCGATAGTTCCCTCTTCGTAATCTTCATCAAGAATAGTAGGACTAAATGAATCAACTGTTAGTTTTTTAC